TCAATATCGGTAACTCTCGGGTCTGCCGCAAATTATCTGTTGGTAACCGTAGCCTAGTCTATGAAAAGAATTAACGACACCCAAAGACTCCAAGTATTGGATGTAATTAACGAGCTGGGGCTTGGTATATCGGAATTCGCACTAGAAAAAGATTTCATGGTCACTGATGCTCTGGCCTCGCTTGCCGCCATCAATAATCCAGACTTTGAATTGATCTTTTGTGGTGGCACCTGCCTCTCTAAGGCTTATGGTCTATTAGATAGAGTCTCCGAGGATGTGGATATCAAAGCCATCCCAAAATCCTCAGAAGCATTGACCAAGAGCAAAATCCGCTCAAGCATGAGCAAGCTTAAGAACGATCTTGAGGCGGCGATGAACTCTGCTGGCTTTAAATCAGAGTTCATTACAAGAAATGCAATGGGTGATAACAACTTCATAGAATTCGACATTCAGTACTCCGCATACTTTCAAGTAAGCCCAGGTATGCGAGCAAATTTAAAGCTGGAAGTAAGCTACAGCCCTTTACAACTACCAAAGCAAGATAAAGACATCACCCTGCTATTTGACTCCTTGGCCAACATGGATACTGGCCCTCGGTTCTCAATTCCATGCGTAGACTTGAGAGAAGCGCTGGCTGAGAAACTCATTACCTTCCCACGACGCCTAGCCCTGTCACTAGCCAAGACTGGTGAGAAGGTAGACAACGCCTTAGTACGTCATCTCTACGATGTTTATCAAATCGCCGAAAAGAATCCTAACCTCCTCAAGAAAGATCTGGGCTTACTTGGCAAGTTGGTAGTTCAGGTCATTGCAAAAGATAGCTTGGACTTTGCCAAGCAGCATATTGCCTTTGTAAAAGACCCAATCGATGAAATCAAAATGGCAATGAATTACGCCAAAGCTGATCCGAAAACCAAGCAGACATATGATGAATTTATTAGGGTTATGGTCTATGACAAGAATGCACCTTCTTTTGAAGATGCATTCTCACGGTTTTCCCAAACCCTAAATCTAGTTCTTCCTAGTCTTTCTTAATAAAAGGCTAAATTCCCATATTGCCTAGATGCTGGGCGATGCGATCCATTGGGTTTTCAGAGCTAGCCAGCGGAGCACCAAGGGTTGAGGTTCGCGCCCTTATGGGTTGGGGACTCTGAAATGGCGTGATCTTTGTATTCGCGAAGTTGGGCTCTTGCATTTCTATTGAATCGTAAATGGATTCAATCATGGATTGCCAATGCTCTGGCTTGTTGTTCTGTACAAAGACCTGCATATAAAAAGGATCGGTCAGATACTTATAAAAGCATTGGGCCTTAGCGGAATGATCAACCTCATCTTCGCGCGAGTTTAAGTACTTGATGATCTGATGCTTAGCCTCTGAAACAAGCTCGGCAGGTTTCTTCTGCTTGGTTGTGAGCGCCATAGTATTGTCAACAAATTGACTCTCAATCTCGTACTTGCGAATCACATCTTGCAAGCTAATCACAGTGCATTGCAAATCTTCAACCTGCTTCTCTAGGTCGTGCTTTTCATTGATGATCTTTTGCATGCGCTCGCGGCCCCTCTTGGATTTAATATCGTCCGGAGTTTCTTCATTGGGCTTGTTATTCTTCTCAGGACTTGAATCCGCAGACCCAGGATTCAAAACCCGATTAATGAATTCTTTAGCAGATTCAACCTGAATAGCTGGCTGTGGAAGCGCCTCTACCGTAATTGCAGCTGGTGTAGGTAATATCTCGCCTAGGTCATAAGACTGGGGTACTGATCCACTTTCTGGAGCAGTCATAACCGCAGGTACAAGTACCTCACCCTTTATGGGCGCAAAGATTGGCTCGACTTCAAAATCCCCTAACTCCTCACCCTCTTCAATATCCTCAGATATTTGTGAAAGGGATGAACTAAGACGGTTTGATTTACTGAGATCATCAAGCAAGCTTGCGGACTGACTCTTACGCTCAGATTTTTGTGCCCTTTGCTTTTCGGCATCTTGTTCCTTTGCTAATTTGGTCGCTGCTTTCTGGGCTAGTTCAGCCCTACGATCTTCTCTTGCCCTCGTATTTCTGGCATGACTTTCAGCATCATGCTTATCTTTGGCCTCTTTTTCTAGGCGTTCACGTTCCCTCTTGGCCTCGCGATCTTGCACCCTCTGGTATGGGCCTCCATCTGTAAGCACTTCTGATTTAAAACCATTCACCTCATTTGCTACCTGCGTCATTACTCATCTCCTCTTTTAATAAACCACGCTCATGACCGGGCTCGGCAATTGCCCTTAGCTTTCTTTCTGAAAACATGTTGATTCCTAAATTAGGGTCGATATAACCCTCCGCTTGCTTTTCGACATTCGGTATAAATAGATTTGAATCGATGCGATCGTCATACCGCAAGAGGGTCTCCTGTAGGAGATTACGGATATGTTCGTAATCCATTCCTCTAGCTTGTAGGTTCTGAATCTGAATTGATAGATTCGTAATCATGGGCAGCACTTTGAGCCAACCCTCTTTTTCCTCTATTCCATCCGGTGCGCCAGTAGTGCCCGCTCTGATGCGCAGATCGACCATGTCAAAAATGCGTTCCTTTGTAAGGCTTGGCCAGTCATAGGTTTTCTCTTTGCTCATGGTGAGCTTGCTATCAACCATAGTGGCTCTGGTAATTGGAGCGCCCATATAACGCTCTACCTGTTCCTTAGTCAACTCTTGCAAGAGGACTTGGGCACTGTATTGGGCAATCTCTTGTAGCCAATCCTCTATCTGGTCTTTAAATTCAAAAACGCGTCCGGATAAGGCCCTTTGTAGAATGTTGGCCTCGGTTGCTGTCTTAGGCCTAACTACAGTTGAGCGCGCAGCATCTTGCAATCCCGTGACTTGTTCCCAGTCATAACGCACAGCACTGGTGTCGTAAACAATCGGATCAATCTTTGGGTGCCCTCGAGGAATAATCACTTGGTTAAGGGGTTTGCCTTCGGTATCGACAATGGTGATCTCACCAAATCGTGAGTCCGCGTGTTTCTTAATCGTCTTCTCGTTGATATCGGCTGATGCAACCCATCCTGGTATGCATAGATCTCGGTGTTGATTGAAGCGATCCCTAGCTTCGTTATGCTCTTCTTGCAAGCGCTCTGTGAGATCGACTAAGCTTGGGCCAACGAACTGGCCATCAACGACTTGGTAAGGCAATAAGAAGAATGGGTACCAGCGTTCTCCCACCTTTGATGGTGAATAGGGTTCCCGTAACCATTCGGTGGTGCCTTCGACCATTGTGTAAATACGCTGGGTGGTTCTATCCCAGATCTCTAGCACGGCTATTTGTTGATCGTCTACTACTGGGGCAGATTTAGCATCGAGGTGCATGGAAGCTAGACGTCTAGCTTTTCTATGGGATGTTTCGCCTTGGCCTGGTTGGTAGATCTTGGCACTAGCTAGGTTCTTTTTGTAAAGCGCTTCAGCTTGACCACGCTTCATGGGGATAATCTGGCAGATCCAATCTGCATCGGTGTAATCCCAGAACTCACAAATAGAGGGATCGATGAGTAGGTTTTCTGTAAGGACTCTATCTATTACCAAGCCTTCAGCTGACTGCACTTCGGACTGCTCTTGTAATGACTTAATGAGCTCTTCTAATTCAGCTTGCTTGGCTTCATGCTGATGGCGTTGCTTTTCATCTTGAAGGTCTAGAGCTAGATCTTGGATCGCTAGAAGATTTTCCTGGGCATCATTGATGCGCCCCTGAATGTAGCCATCCCGACTCGGATCTCTTTGATACATCACTTTGAGAATGCCAAAGCTGCAAGTAAGCGCTGCCCTTACGGTTGATTTGGCTCGATTCTTAAGTTGAGCATGCTCTAGCGCCCTGTTGGTTACCACCTCCAATGTTTTGCAAAAAAGCTTGAGATCAGCACCCGTATTTAATGGGGTTGTTGAAATCTCTGGATTGCGTGCATAGACATTGGGTAGTACTGCAGAGATGGTGCCATGGATTAGGTTTGCTCTGAGACTGTAGAAGTCTTTGCTGGTGGGATCAGCATTCCAATTAAAGCCAGCTACCGTGTTGCGGTTATGTCTTACGCGCTTATGAAAGGCTGCCCATTGAGCGCGCGCATGAGTAATGCGGGCGGTCCATTTTTGTTGGAGGGCTTTGGAGTCTTGAGGCACATATTGTTTATAGATTAGAGTAAGGGTAAGTCTGAATTTATTATGGATAAATATGAACCAATTACCTACAAATGATCAGCTAAATTTATTGTCTTCAGAAGACAAAAAGCAAACTATTGAGAATCTGGTTGAAGAGATTCTTCTTGTTATTCAAGATGAAAATAGGCCGCTAACAAAGTGGGAAGTGGTCCATATATCGGGTGCTATCAATGCATCTCTTAACGGGATGTATAGCTTGGCCATTAAAAATATTGAGCTAAGCGAAGTTTCCTCCAGCCAAGTAGCGGATGCTAATAAGTGGTGGCAAGATGATGATGAGTGGACTGTACAGAGATTGCTCAATATGTTGGAAGTTGCCAAAGGTTACCCCGCTCGCAAATAACTGATTAACTCTATTAACTTAATACCCTCTTTTACTCCGCCACTCTTCTAGCTCTCATGACCCCATACCTAGTAGCATCCCAGGCATGATCCTCGGCATCCGTATCTACATCTTCAGGGTTTAGTGAATCTGGCGGTAGCTGAGGGATCGTTCTTAGCCAAT